CGTAGCCATATATAAACATAAACATAAACAAAATAATATAGCGCCTGCGCGCGCAAAAAAATTTGCAAATTACGAACAGCGTCCGCCTAAGGACCCTGAATTTTATAATGCCCTGCTAGAGAACAACAGGGAGTAGGAGGATATATGATTGCAGAGATAATAAGCTTTATAGCCGGAGCAGCATTAGCGAGTGTTATCGTCGGATTCTGTAAAGCTGGAAAGGACAACTAATGACACAGGAAACATTATTGCAGATAGGAAAACTTGGACTTGCAATAGAAGATGGCGCAAATAGGGTATTGGATATGTACAGAGTCAAGGAAGAACTTACAGGGGAAGACTTATTCAAGGGGGAGCCAAGCGAAGACAGAAGCCATTACGCAGGGTATACAAAGCTGTACAAGCTCCCTGGCATGAAAGATATAGCAGATGATGCGGCTGAATATATCAAGAACCGCTTAAGTGAGGTAATTGAAGAACATTGTAAGTCTTTAGAAGTCTGTATTTCTGCATTAAGCGATGCAGTAACAGTAAAAGAGGACAAGCTGGATAGAAAGGCGAAGTCTCCCAGTAAAGAAGCGCAATGATGCTTTTGGGTTTTATTGTGCACAATGTGGTAAATATGTATCCACAATAACGGTAAGCAGAGAGACATGGGGCTACAAAAGAAATTGTAAATATTACTGCTCATATAAATGCATGAGGGCAGCAGAGAAATAAGAGTATCAGAAAGGAGCCTGGAACTCTGGCCAGAGTGATTCGTACGATGTTCCTTTCAGAAATGACATACAAAGAGTTTTTAGAAAGCAAGATAGAACTTGCACAGGATAGCGGATTTGAAGTAAATCCGACAGATATTAACAAAGCATTAAAGCCACATCAAAGGGATGCCGTAATATGGGCACTTAAAGGTGGAAGAAGAGCTTTGTTTGAAAGTTTTGGTTTAGGTAAAACCATACAGGAGATAGAATTCTGTAAACAGGTAATAGATCACGAGGGCGGAAGAGCTTTGATTGTTCTTCCACTTGGAGTAAAACAGGAATTTACACAGGACGCTGTGAATGTTCTTGGATATGATGCACCTGTTTATTGCAGAAGTATGGAAGAAGTAGAATCCTGTGACAGCAGTATTGTGCTTACCAACTATGAAAGAGTAAGAGATGGTGATATAAGACCAGATTATTTTGTTGCAACATCGCTGGATGAAGCAAGTGTTTTAAGGTCTTTTGGAAGCAAGACATACCAGACATTTCTTGATAAGTTCAAGAATGTTCCTTACAAGCTGGTAGCCACAGCAACGCCAAGTCCAAACAAATACAAAGAGCTTATACATTATGCCGGATATCTTGAGATAATGGATACAGGGCAGGCACTTACAAGATTCTTTCAGAGAGACAGCACTAAGGCTAATAATCTTACATTGTACCCGAATATGGAAGATGAATTCTGGTTGTGGGTTTCATCATGGGCGTTGTTCATAACGAAACCTTCAGATGTAAATCCGAAATATTCTGATGAGGGCTATGTGTTACCTCCACTTGATGTAAGGTGGCATGAGATACCAATACATTATGGAGATACATCTGATAAAACAGGACAAATGCAGTTATTTACAGAAGCGGCAGCAGGCTTGAAGGAAGCTGCAGAAGTAAAAAGAAACAGCATTGACCAGCGTGTTGAAAAAATGAAAGAGATTGTAGAGAGTTCGCCTGAGGAGCATTTCCTTTTGTGGCATGACTTAGAGTCTGAAAGAAAGGCAATTCTTAAGGCAATACCCGAAGTTGTAGATATATATGGCTCACAGGATTATGACATAAGGGAAAAGCGGGTTATTGATTTTGCGCAGGGAAGAATCAAGCTATTTGCAACAAAGAAATCAATATCGGGCTCAGGCTGTAACTTTCAGCGTTACTGCCACAGGGAGATATTCTTGGGGATTGATTATGAGTTTAATGATTTTATTCAGGCAGTACATAGATGTTACAGGTTCTTACAGACAGATACAGTTGTTATAGACATTATATACATGGAGAACGAAAGACAAATAAAAGAAGCACTGCTTGAGAAATGGAAGAATCATAATCACATGGTAAAAAAAATGACGGATATTGTAAAGAAATATGGTTTAAGTCCGGCATCTAAAATAAAGCGGTTAGAGAGAAAGATGGGAGTTGAGACAGTGAAAGTACAGGGAAAGCATTATACAGCGGTAAATGATGATTGTGTTGAAGAGTGCAGAAGAATTGAGAGTAATTCTGTAGGACTTATACACACATCCATTCCATTCGGAAACCATTATGAGTATAGCGCCAATTACAACGACTTCGGACACAATGAGAATACAGAAAAGTTTTTTGAGCAGATGGACTTCCTTACACCGGAGCTTTTAAGGATTCTTGAACCTGGCAGGGTAGCAGCCATCCATGTTAAAGACAGGGTATTATTTGGAAATGCTACAGGAACTGGAATGCCTACAATAGAGCCGTTTCATGCACAGTGTATAGAACACTACATGAAACACGGTTTTCAGTATTTTGGAATGATAACAGTTGTTACAGATGTGGTCAGGGAGAATAACCAGACATACCGCCTTGGATGGTCTGAACAGTGCAAAGACGGTTCAAAGATGGGGGTAGGCTGTCCAGAATATATACTTTTGTTCAGAAAACTTCCAACAGATAAATCTAATGCATATGCGGATGATCCTGTAAAGAAAACAAAGGAAGATTATACAAGGGCACAATGGCAGATAGATGCTCACGGATACTGGAGAAGTTCAGGCGACAGGCTTATAAGCAAAGATGAGCTTAAGGAATTTAGTGTTGATGATTTACAGAGAGTTTATAGGGAATACAGCCGTTCCAATGTATACAGCTATGAAGAACATGTGAAGCTTGCGGAAGAGTTAGATAAAAATGATAAGCTCCCAGCCACATTTATGGTTGTCGCTCCCGGTTCATGGAATAACCTTGACGTATGGGATGATATAAACAGAATGAGAACACTTAATACAACACAGAGCAGACGCAGGCAGCAGATGCATGTATGCCCACTACAGCTTGATATTGTTGAAAGAATCATTAACAGATACAGTAATGAAGGTGATATGGTTCTTGACCCGTTTGGAGGCTTAATGACAGTTCCAATGACGGCAGTAAAGATGAAAAGATATGGCTATGGAATAGAACTGAGCTGTGACTATTTCAGAGATGGTGTTGGATATCTTCAGGAATCAGAAAATGAGATAGAAACACCTACACTGTTTGACTTTATGGAGGCTTAATATGATAAACGGGTAATTAATAGTTGATAATTTCGCTGGTGGGGGCGGTGCCTCCACCGGAATAGAAGAAGCTACCGGCTTTAGTGTGGATATAGCAATTAACCATGATCCTAAGGCTATTGCAATGCATAAAGCAAACCATCCGAATACAAAGCATTATTGTGAAGATGTATGGCAGGTAGACCCAGTGCAGGCATGTAATGGGCATCCTGTGGGGCTTGCCTGGTTCTCTCCTGACTGTAAACATTTCAGCAAAGCAAAAGGCGGTAAGCCAAAGGATAAGAATATAAGAGGTCTTGCATGGGTAGCGTGCCGGTGGGCTGGACTGGTAAGACCTAGAGTAATCATGTTGGAGAATGTAGAAGAATTCAAGACATGGGGACCACTGAACAGAGGGCATCATCCAATAAAAACAAAGCAGGGCAAGACATTTAATAAATTTGTAAACCAGCTGCAGGATTTAGGATATGAAGTGCAGTTCAGGGAGCTTGTGGCAGCAGATTACGGAGCGCCAACCATGAGAAAGAGATTCTTTATGGTTGCAAGATGTGACAAGAGACCTATTATATGGCCAGAGCCTACACATGCCCCAGCAGACAGCGAAGCTGTGAAAAAGGGACTGCTAAAACCTTATGTTGGAGCATATACACAGATAGATTTTAGCAGACCATGCCCCAGCATATTTGATACATCTGAACAGATAAAAGAGAAATATGGAATAAAAGCGGTAAGACCATTAGCACCTAAGACAATGGAAAGAATCGCAAGAGGCTTAAAGAAATTTGTTTTGGATAATCCAGAGCCTTTTATTGTTCAGTGTAATCATGGTGGAGACAGAAGACCGCTGGATACTAAAGAACCATTGCCAACAATTACAGGTAAACATGGATATGGGATTGTTGAACCTTACATGATTCAGATTGGACAGACTGGTTTTACAAAAGACCGGAGCAAGAATATTCAAGAGCCGCTATCTACGATAGTAAGTAAAAACGAGCATTGTTTAATATGTCCTACACTGATCCAGTACCATTCCGAAACAGCACAGGGAGAAGTCCGGGGACAGACAATAAAGGATCCGATCATGACCGTGGATGGATCGAACCGGTATGGATTAGTTACATCATTCTTACATAAATATTATGATGGTGGCTATAAGGGAGCCGGAGAAAGCATGGAAAATCCACTGCCGACAATAACAGCGTGGGATCATAACAGCGTTGTTACGGCAAATTTGATCCAGATGAACAATCACTGCGATGGGAAGGACATAAGACAACCCTTACCTACCATTACGGCCGGAGATGGACATTTCGGGGAAGTTCGGGCATTTCTGATAAAGTATTACGGACAAGGCACCGGACAGGACATTCAAGAGCCGTTAGATACAGTAACATCGCGGGATCGATTCGGCTTAGTAACAATCGAAGGTGAGGATTATCAAATTGTAGATATTGGACTTCGAATGCTGGAGCCAAGAGAGCTATATGGATGCCAGGGTTTCCCGGACGATTACATTATAGACCATGATTACACTGGTAAGACATATCCAAGAACAGAACAGGTTAAGCGGTGCGGGAACTCTGTAAGTCCAATGATACCTAATGCATTAGTAAGGGCGAATCTGAGAGAATTATGCATAGCGCAGAGAATGCCTAACCTCAGTATAAACGAGGAAAAGACAGGGCAATTAAGATTTGCATAAGGTATTGTTCTTTGACAATTGAATAATGACGGATATAATATAAATATAAGGAGGTATTAGCAGATGAAAGATGAATTTCTTGTTAGTGCAGAGAGAATCGTTAATGAAAACAGAGAAAAAATAAAGTATTTTTTGGAAAGTGAGTCTGTTTTATTTGATGATGAATTAGAAAATTGTGCAAGCTCACGAACTATATTAAGAAGAGTGCCTGAAGCAATAAGTAATATTTTTGGTATAAGTGATTCTATAGTTCAAAGAGCGGAGTTTGATGTGGGACGCGAATATAGAGGCGTTTTTTATAAAACGACAGATAATATATCATTGGATACAATAAAAGGCATAATGAAAACAAGATATGAATAAAAATATAAAGCCAGCCGTCATTATTTGAAGGCTGGTATTTTTTATTCAAAAAAAGGAAAATGAGAGGTGAAAGGGTGAGCAGAAGACGACATAAACACCTATGTGAGTATATCTGTTGTGAACAATGTTCTAAGAGTGTGGCATCAGACGGAACATATACATGTAACAATAAGACAGTTATAGAGAACTACATGCCAGCGGAAGATTACTTCTGGTGCGATGGAGAGATGTTTATTAGGAGGGAACATGAATAAAATTCCAAAAGGAATAGTTGATAAAATTGAGCAAAGAAACAAGCTCAATGAGGAAATTGCTGAATGGTGCAAGGAAAATCTTGATATGGATGGCATGAGTTCAGATTTTGCTGATATTACCAGTTATCATTCAGGTGAGGAACAGGGAGACGATAATTGCAAAGAATGGCGCGACCAACAATGTTTAGGCGAAGATTGGTATGCAGGACATTATTACTGGGAGACCGAATACAAGAAAAAATATCTCCATATGGAGTTTAACGTTTAATTAGACAGGAGGTAAGAAAATACATGAATTTAGAGAAGTGGAAGGAATGTTTTAAAAATCATAAAGCACAATTCACCGATTATGGGAATATCAAAATTCTTGATTTTAAAGAACCTGGGATATTTGAGTATAGAATCAGATTTCTTTTTGAGGAAGATTATTGTAGATTGCACATAAGTGGTGACTTGGGAGAACTTATAGCGACTAATTATCACAATATGATTTATGAAAAATTTTCTGACTTTACTAATAGCATTGGATATTTTGAATCAAAGATAGATTGTCATAACAGACCTATATATGTGTATGATCAGGATAAAGCAAGAGAAGAATTAATGCAAAGGGCAACAGATGATGGAGATTGGCTAGATATATCTGAAAGATATGATTATGAGGATGATGAAGAATTAAGATTAGAATACATTATCGATGATATTCTTGAAGATTTTAGTGATGCAACGGGTATAAGTAGTAATGGACGTGAGGCATTAGGCGAGATTGTTCCAAACGAGTGGGAGTTTTCAGATGATATAGGAAAGACGGAAACAGGAATATTAGAATTATATATGTTAGCATTCAAGCTAGCACAGGAGCAGTTAAAGAATAAGGACAGTAAATTAAAGGCAGGTGATTCATAATGCTAATATTGCCAATCAAGAAAAAGTGGTTCGATATGATTCTTTCAGGCGAGAAGAAAGAAGAGTATCGGGATATAAAAGAATACTATGAGACAAGATTTCAGAATCTGTTCGGAGCAATAACTATATATCCATCAAGTTTCTTTTCAGATAGAAGCAAATATGAACTGTTGCAAGGAGAGGCAGTACCAGAGAAGATAAGGAAAGACAGTGTTCAGGAGATTATTTTCCGTAATGGATATAGCAAGGATTCTAAAGCAATAAAAGCAAGATGCAGATTAAGGATTGGAAAAGGGAGACCACAGTGGGGAGCTACGCCAGACAAACAGTATTATATTTTGGAAATCTTGGATAAGGAAAAACTGACAGCAGATGAGAAGAGGGTAGGTGATGAATAACTTGAAAAATGACAATATAAAAGACCTCCTTAAGCAGTACAGTGATTTGATTAAGGAGAAACAGGAAATACAGGCCGCGATTGATAAGATACAAAGAGAACTTGATAAAATGGAAGCTGAAGGGTATACGGAAAAGGACAGCGTTACCGGTGGAGATGGAGGTAAGCAGCATTTTGTTGTAGAAGGCTTCCCTTATCCGGCATATTCACGGAAGAGAACACTTCTTTTAGTGCGACAGCGGCAGCAGATAGATGTTAAAGAGAAGATAGATACACAGATAAACCTCATAGAACAATGTGTTAATCAAATTGACAATAGTAGAATGAGGCGGCTTATAACATTAAGATACATAGAAGGTTTATCTTGGGTGCAGGTAGCAAGAAAGATGGGAAAACACCACACAGCAGATAGTTGTAGAATGGCAGTAGAAAGATTCTTATCAAAAATTTAAAGTTTGTTCGCTCTGTTCGTTTTGTCTGTGGTAATATCTAAGCTGACCAAGGTGGACATGATGAACAGCATGATTTCTCCATTATTAAATATTAATACCCCCGGTAAGACACTGGCTTAAGGCTGGTGTCTTTTTTGTATGCCAAGAAAGGCGCTGATTGTATGGCATTAACAGATAAACAGAAGCGATTCTGTGATGAATACCTTATAGACCTTAATGCCACACAAGCGGCTATTAGGGCGGGGTATACAGAAAAGTATGCAAATACAAATGCATCAAAATTACTACAAAATACTACAATTTCACAGTACATAGGAGAGAGACAAAAAGAACTATCGCGCAAGACAGAGATTACTCAGGAGCGAGTAATCAGGGAACTTGCACTGATAGCTTTTTCTAATACAGCAGATTATGCACATGTAGTCGAGAAGAAGATGAAAGCAGAAGTAGGTGGTATACTTGTGGATATACTGAATGAGGACGGCAAACCTGCTACATACAGGACTGTAGAGCCAGTATTGACAGAAGAACTTACAGAAGAACAAAAGCGTGCATTAGCTGTTATTAAGAAAGGACGAGATGGATTAGAGGTCAAGCCATGTGACAAGGTAAGGGCATTGGAGCTTCTTGGCAAGCATCTTGGTATGTTTACAGACAAGATAGAAGCTAATATTAATGATTCTGTAAAAAACGAGCTTGCAGAGCTTCTTGCTCAGCGTAAGGCAAGGGGTGAGCCTGATGCTTCTAAGTGATAAGTATTGGGATTACATAGATACACCGGCAAGAGCAGAATTCCTTGAAGGTTCTACTGCATCAGGCAAGACAACAACGGTTGCTGTGAAATTCATAATGAATGTAGCTGAGTCGGATATGAAGCTGCATGTTATAGCTGGTAATACAACAGGTGTTATTGAAAAGAATATAATCAATGCAGATATGGGATTACTTCAGATATTCCCTAATTTGGAATACTGTGGAAACGGTGATAAAGAGAATAAACTTCCACATATTAAATTCAAAACTGGCAGCAGTACCAAGATAATATATGTTCTTGGCTATGATAATGCCAGCAAGTGGAAGAATGCCTTGGGTTCACAGTTTGGCTGTGTGTGGGTGGATGAGTGCAACACAGCTAACATAGACTTCATACGAGAAATATTCGGACGTTCTGAGTACTTTGTAGGTACACTTAATCCGGATGCGCCTACGCTACCAATATATTCAGAGTACATCAATCACGCAAGACCGATTGATAAGTACAAGGCAGATGTGCCGGAAGAGATATGGAAGGACCTTAATGGTTGTGAGCCTATTAAAGACTGGGTATATTGGTTCTTCACATTTGAAGATAATATATCAATGACACCAGAGAAGATAGAACAGAAGAAAATGAGCTATCCTCCAGGTACTAAGATATATAAAAACAAGATATTAGGATTACGAGGCAAGGCTACAGGCCTTGTCTTTTCTAATTTCTGCAAACGACATGTTATTACTAAAGAACAGGCAAAGGCATTTATTAAGCGAGAATATGACAACACACAGACAGAATGGTTTGTAATATATACAAGCGGTCTTGACACTGCATATTCAACTAAGAGTCCTGATACTATTGCTATGTCATTTATGGGAATAACCAACAAAGGCAAGTTGATAGTGCTGGATGAAAAGGTATATAACAATGCAGCTCTTGATATACCAATAGCTCCAAGTGATACAGTTAAGAATTATATAGATTTCCTTGAAAGAAACCGTAAGGAATGGGGGATGGCAAAGAACACTTTTATTGATAACGCTGATCAGGCGACAATAACAGAATTTGCCAAGTATAAGAGAGAACATCATGAATGCCTGTATATATTCAATAATGCATATAAGAAAGTAACAATAATAGACAGAATTAACCTGCAGCTTGGTTGGATGTCCTTTAACGACGAAAATGGCAAAGAGCCAAGCTATTATGTTGTAGATACATGCACGAATTACAAGACAGAGTTAGAAACGTATTCGTGGCTTGAAGATAAGGACTGTGAGCCTGAGGATGGCAATGACCATATGGTAAACAGCGTACAGTATGGTTGGATTCCTTATCGAAGCAGGATAGGTATAGAGAACAAGACATAATTCCAGATAGGAGAGTGAGAGAGGTGAACATATTTACAAGTATGGCAGAGAAGATAAAAACAGGAATAAGAACGTGGCTGCACATCCAGCCGGCTGTTAATGGATCCATAAGTATACAGGAAACTCTTGATTACGAGGGAAATGCCATAAAGAACAAGATATGGTACAGAGGTGAGAGTGAAGAATTGTCACAGCTATACAGCCAGATAGATGGTGACAAGACAAGGTTCTGGTCTGCATCCTGTACAATAGGTATGGAGATAAGAAAGATACACGTTGGTCTCCCTGCTATGTTATGCGATATGCTGGCCAGTATAGTAACAGATGATATGAATTTAATAGATGCTGGCAGCAGGCAGACAGAATGGGATAAGATAGCAGAGGAAAATGATTTCATTGAGCTTGTTAAGCAGGCAATAACAGAAACGCTTTATATCGGTGATGGAGCATTCAAGATATCGTTCGATACGAACCTTAGCAAGTATCCTATATTGGAATTCTACTCTGGTGATAAGACAGAGATTATCAAGGACAGGGGAAGAGTTAAGGAGATAGTGTTTAAGACTGTGTATAACGTGCAGAGACAGGAATATGTATTACTTGAACATTATGGCATAGGCTACATACATTATGAGCTTACAAGAGGCGGCAGGGAATATGATTTAAGTGTTATACCGGAGCTGGCACATCTTAGTGATGTTACCTGGAATGACAAGTTTATAATGGCTGTTCCTCTTCTGTTTTATAAGTCAGCCAAGTATAAAGGACGAGGCAAAAGCATATTTGATGCAAAGATAGATAACTTTGATGCGCTGGATGAAGCATGGTCACAATGGATGGATGCCTTAAGGAGGAATAGAACAAAGGAATATATACCGGAGAATATGTTACCAAGGAATCCCCTGGATGGAAAAGTGCTAAAGCCTAATGCTTTTGATAATGCCTATATAAAAACAGATGGCAGCATGGCAGAAGGTACAGTTAATAAGATAGAGCTTGTACAGGGCAATATCCCACACGAAAGCTATCTTGCAACATATATCACAGCGCTTGATCTTTGTTTACAGGGGATTATGAGCCCATCAACATTAGGCATAGATGTTAAGAAGCTGGATAATGCGGAGGCACAGAGGGAGAAAGAGAAAGCAACGCTTTACAGCAGAAATAACATTGTAGAGCGGCTTCAGAAGGTTCTTCCAAAGCTTGTTACAGCAACATTTAATGCCATAGACACGCTTAATAAGACAGCTATTAAGGATATAGATATTGATGTGACATTTGGCGAATATGCTAACCCATCTTTTGAAAGCCAGGTAGAAACAGTCAGCAAGGCTAAGCAGGGCGGTATTATGAGCATAGAGGCATCTGTTGATGAGCTGTATGGAGATACCAAGGATGATGAATGGAAGCAGGAAGAGATATCAAGGCTTAAAGCAGAACAGGGAATATCCGATATGGAAGAGCCAGCCCTTAATATGCAGGCAGATGGCTTCTCAGTTAATGGTGCTGATAACAGTTTCACAGGTTATGATAACAAGTGAGGTAGCTTATGGCACTTAATACAGAATATGACATAGAGGAAGCCTTCCGTGCCATAGAAGATGAGCTGATAGCTTCAATGATGAGAAATCTCGAAGGACATAGGGCAGAAGAAATAGAAGAAGGATATAATTGGACGCAGTGGCAGGTAGAACAGCTTAAGGCGCTTGAGAAATATAAAGCACAGAACAAGAAAATGTTTTCGTCGAAGTTCAGTGATATCAATGATTCTATAGATGCAATGATATTTGCAGCCAGACAGGAAGGCGGAACAGAACAGGAGCAGAAAATATTAAGAGCATTAAAGAAAGGGTTGAAAGCATCTAAGGTGTCGCAAGGCGCTGAGGGTGCTTTTTTCAGACTCAATACAAGAAAACTTAATGCCCTGATTAAAGCAACGAAGTCAGATTTTAGCAGGGCAGAAAAAGCAATGCTTAGAATGTCGGAGGATAAATACCGACAGATAATATTTAACGCTCAGGTCTATGCGAATACGGGCGCAGGAACATATGAGAAGGCTGTAGATATGGCTACAAAGGATTTCCTTAAAGCCGGTATCAACTGTATTGAATATGCAAATGGCGCAAGGCATACCATGAAAGACTATGCCAAGATGGCAATTCAGACAGCCAACAAGCGCGCATATTTGACCGGAGAAGGCGAAATGAGACAATCATGGGGAATTAGTACAGTTATCATGAATAAGCGTGCTAATGCCTGCCCTAAATGTCTTCCGTTTGTTGGAAAGATTCTCATAGATGATGTGTGGAGTGGAGGTAAAACATCTGATGGTCCTTATCCACTTATGTCTTCTGCTATGGCAGCAGGGTTGTACCATCCCAATTGCAAAGATGTACATACAACATACTTCCCTGAACTTGATGATGAGCCTGATAGCAAGTTTTCCAAGAAAGAGATCGAGCAGGTCAAGGAAGATTACAAGCAGGACCAGAAACAGCAATATGCAGGCAGAATGGTTGAACAGTTTGACAGGCTGTCAAAATATTCGTTAGATTCGGATAATAAGAAAATGTATGAGGTAAGGAAGGAACAGTGGGAGAATGTTTCAAAAGAATATGAGAGGGGATATATAGATAATAATTCTCAGAGAATAGGAACGAATAAAATAGACCTAGACTATATTAATTCCAAAGATTATGCGGATAAATATATGAAGATTAGCAAAGATATGGAATTAAATAATGTAATATATAGTAAATCAATGGATATATTGAGAAGTAATAACAGTAGTGATACTGAGGGATTATGTGTGATAAGCGTTTCTAATAGACAGGTGTTGCTTAATGTAAGGGGAAAGCCTGATGCAATAGGTGTTGAACTAAATAAGAAGCAAATGTCTATAATAAATAAGCACAAAAATGATATAATAGGAATACATAATCATCCAACAAATTTATTACCTAATGGAAGTGATTTTGTTGCTGCTGGGGCAAGAGGATATCAATATGGAATAGTAGTAACACATGATGGAAGAATATATAAATATTCCGTAGGAGATAAACCATTTTTACCTTATTTGTTAGATAACAGGATTGACAAGTATTGTTCAAAAGAATACAATTTAAATATTAAAGAAGCTTACGAAAAAGCACTTAATGAGTTTAGAAAGGAGTATGGTATATCATGGCAGGAAATAGAATAAGATGTTATTTGGATGTTGTGATACATCATCCGGATTGGACAATAGAAGATTTTGAAAAAGAAGAAGAAAGGCTTAAAGAAGAAAGTGATAAACTTACGGATTGGCCAGAAATAAAATAATCAGTTTTGTAGCCACCAGTCGCAAGATTGGTGGTATTTTTATACCCAATTTTAAGAAAGTGAGGATTTAGAAATGAAGGATTATATTGGAGTAAAAGTGGTGGCAGCAGAGCCAATGAGCAGAGGAGAATACAATGCATACAGAGGATGGAAGATACCAAGTGACGAGAATCCAGAAGATGAAGGCTATCATATAAGATATCCTGATGGATATGAAAGCTGGTGCCCTAAAAAACAATTTAATGAAGCGTATAGAAAATGTGACAATATGACATTTGGAATTGCTATTGAGGCCATGAAAAAAGGTAATAAGGTAGCAAGAAGAGGTTGGAACGGAAAAGGAATGTTTGTTGTATATCAGAAAGCATATCCGAATGGAATCCCCTGCAATAAGCAAACAGCGGAAGCATGGGGGTTAAACGAAGGCGATTTGTTTATATGTAACCCATATTTTCAGATAAAAAATGTGGATGGTTCACATTCAATGTGGGTTCCAAGTATTAACGATTGTCTCGCTGAAGATTGGATTATAGTAGAATAGTCCAAAGTTGCACCAGTGCAACACAATTTAATATTAGTTATTAAGCACACATGGCAAATAAGCTGTGTGTGCCTATTTTTTTTATGCCCAAAACTTAATGGCACTAAACTTTAGGGAAATGGGAAATGCCGACGGGCGGTAAACGGAAGAAAGGAGATAGAGTGATGAGAAAGACATTACCTATGAATTTACAGTTCTTCGCAGAGGGCGGAGATGGTAACGGCGACCAGAACGCTGGAAGTAACAATAATGGACAGGCAGGACAGCAGAGTGGTCAGAATAATCAGCAGACAGCTGGTGTTGATTATGACAAGATACAGGCAATGCTGGATAATGCAACGGCCAAGAAAGAGAATGCTGTGCTTAAAAGCTATTTTCAGCAGCAGGGATTATCAGAAGATGAGATAAGTCAGGCTATTGCAACATTTAAGCAGAATAAGCAGCAGCAGACAGAACAGCAGCAGAACGCTAATGCTAATCTTCAGAATGAAGTGGCAGCTGCACAGAAGGTTGCTGAACAGGCTCAGATTGAGCTTGCAGCTACAAAGGTAGCAATGACACTTGGTATAGAAGCTAAGACACTTCCCTATGTGCTTAAGATGGCTGATTTCAGCAAGGTAAAGGGTGTGGATGGAAAGGTGTCTGAAGATAATATCAAAGCTTCACTTGAGCAGGTACTTAAAGATGTACCAGCACTTAAGCCAAGTATGGAGAACAATGCTGGCTTCCAGATTGGTGCTCCTGGTAACAATGGAAATTGCAATCCGGGTAATGATGATGCGATAAGAAAGTTATTCGGATTAAAGCCAAAGCAGTAAAGAAAGGAATAGGATTATATGAATAATATCGAATTATCTACAATATACCTTCCAATACTTGATGAGGTGTATAAGGAAGGTGCAAAGACCTCAGTATTAGATGGTGATGAAACAACAGTAAGAAAAGGCAATAACGGTGAAATCAAGATTGCGAAGCTTGATATGGATGCACTTGGTGATTTTGATAGAAAGTCAGGTTATACAAAGGGTTCAACTTCACTTACATGGGAAACAGTTAAGTACGATAAGGAACGTTCACAGGATTTAAGAATCGACCGTCTTGATAATGATGAAACACTTGCACAGCCATTTGCCAAGTTATCAAGCGAATTCTTAAGAACAAAGGTTATTCCGGAAACAGATGCCGCGCGTATTGCTAAAATCTGTGGAACTAAGGATATAACAGTAAAGGAAGAGAATATTGAAACAGGAGCTGAATTAATAACAGCGTTAAGAGCTTGTGCTAATAAGATGGATGAGGATGAAGTTCCTATGGAATCACGTATTTTATTCATCACACCTACATTAGCTTCTCTTGCGGACGATATGGATACAACTAAATCAAGAGAAGTACTTAAGAGATTTTCTCAGATCATATCAGTTCCACAGTCACGTATGTACACATCAATAACCCTTCATGATGGTAAGAATTCATATGGATATGAAAAGACTAAGGCAGCTTATACATTATCAAAGGATACATTACCACAGCCGGGTAAGACTTATTACACAAAAGAAAGTGAGGGCAATTATAAGGCTGTTAGTAGTCCAAGTGGAACACAGGTTGAAAATTACGAGATGACAACTAAGCCGGCTAGAGAAGTCTGCAGCTGTAACAGCTATGGATCAGTATATTAAGTACTTTAGTCCAGATCAGGACCAGGATGGCGATAGTCATGTATTCAAGTATCGTAATAATAATCTTTATGGCCATGTATATGAGAATAAGACCGCTGGGGTATATGTATCACATAAGGATAATTAAGGAGGAATCATTATGGCAGATACAGTAATTGGATTGACCTTTGAACCAAAGGTTATTAGGTCAAAGAAAACAGGTAAGGCAAAGGAAGACAAGCCCAAGGAAGAGAAAGTAACAGCAGATGAACCAAAGGAAGATAGGACAGAATAGGCGGTGGTCTTATGGTATATGCAAGTAAAGAGCAGTACCTTAGTGAACATAGACTTATCCCGGATGAGCAGATAGTACGAAGATTAAAACAGGCGAGCCGACATATCGACTCGCTTACTTTTAATCGTATAGTCGCGAGAGGTTTTGAAGGTCTGACAGAGTTCCAGCAGGCAATAATCATAGATGTATGCTGTGATATGGCTGATTTTGAATATGAGAATGAGGACATGATTAATTGTGTCTTACAGAATTATACTCTAAATGGAGTATCTATGCAGTTTGGCAGCAGTTGGAATGTTCTTGTACAGAATGGAATTGCTGTAAAACGCGATACATACCAGATACTTTGTCAGACAGGTTTGTGTTGTTTAAGTCTGGGGGTGTGAGTATGAAGTACCCGTGTTTAATACTAAAGAGCATGTGTAAGACAGAAATACACCTTGAGATAGAGCAGGAAGGCAGGAATGTCTATGGAGAGCCTCTTGAACCCATTATTTGGGATGGCTTATGTAACTATCAGGACAGCGGTAAGACAGAATTAACAGTAGAAAAGGTGCTTATAAAGCTTGAAGGATGTGCTTTGATACCAGGAGATATTGCACCGGATCTTCCTGTTATTACTAAAGGTGATATAACGGTGTTCGGTGTAACAAGGCATATATACAAGGGTACGAAGTGCCGTAATCCGGATGGTACGGTTAATTATGTAAGATTGGATGTGATGTAATGGCTAGAAATGTGAAATCTACAGTGAAGCTTAATATGCCTATGGTAAGGAAGCTTACGGCAGCAGCAAAAGTGTCAGTTGCACAAACAGCAGAAGCAATACATACAGATGTTGTTCAGAGTCAGGTTATACCGAGGGATACAGGAGCATTACAAAATGAAAGCACATTTGTTGATTTATCTGATATAGGTCAGGGAAAAGCATATCTTGTGTCTAGTACACCATACGCCAGAAGGCTGTATTATCATCCAGAGTATAATTTCCATCAGGCACCATGGACTGATGATAAGGGCAAGAAACATGAAGGAAATGCAAATGCTAAAGGCAGATGGCTTGATGACTACATGAAAGGCGGTAAAAAGCAGGATTTTGCACCTAAAGCATTTGGAAAGTTTTATAAAAAGAATGCGGGGTTATGATGTTAGGATGTTAGGAATAGGTGATGTAAGAGACCTTATAGCAGGTCTTGGAATAGCGGCTGATGACCATGTATATTGTGGAAAGCTTGATGATAAGAAAGATAAGAGCATAGGTGTATACCATCTTAACAGGGGAGATAATGTTCAGATGGCTGTTGGAGGTATACAGAACAGCTCTTATGCTGTCAAATCCATAAGTATACTGATTCATTGGAATAAAAGTGTCAGGGAGACTGAAAAAGTCTCACAGGAGCTTTACGACAAGCTCAGAGATATGAAACACGTAAACATTAATGACACAAATATTCTGTTTACAGAAATGCTAGTATCAGCACCGATTGAGGTTGATACAGATGATAAAGGAATATTTGAAATGGTCATAGAACTTAAATTTTGTTATGAAAGGTAGGTAGAAGTATGTCACAGAATACAAAGATAGCTGGGTATAACGCGGAAGCTACACCATTAACAGGGGTTAATCCGGTACATAAAATTCAGTTTGGAGTATGTATAACTGGAAGAAAAAACACAGATACACCGGAAACAGTAGAAACTAAGATTGTAAAAGATGCAGAGAGCTTAAGTATATCTGTAGATGGAACCATTGAGGAATGGAATCCAATGGATCAGGCTGGCTGGGTAAGAAGGCTCATGACAGGTAAGTCACTTGGTATGTCTTTCGGCGGTAAGCGTAACTATGGAGATGAAGGAAATGATTATGTAGCAAGTCGATTTATGAAGACAGGTCAGGATTGCAATACATGGGTGTCTATTATATTCCCTAATCTTGATCAGCTTCTTGTACCTGCAGTAATCGATGTAAAATCTCTTGGTGGAGATGCTACAAGTATTGATGCGCTTGAATGGGATGCAAATTCGGATGGAAAGCCAACATATATAGCATATGTAGCAGCTTAAAGAAAGAGAGGATTTGAATAATGGCAAAGACAGATTTTAAAGTAATAGATATATCTATGAAGATTACGAACCAGTTACCTATGATTCGTATTACAGAGGATTTGGTTGTTACTGTTAATAACAGAAAGAGCACAATTCTCAACATACAGGCTATGGCACAGGAAGCAGAGAGCAAGGAAAACAAGGATGATATGGCATTTATGATTAAAGGCCTTGAAATGCTTGTTGGAAAGGATGCTTCAGATAAGATTGAGGCATTAGACCTTCCTATTCCTGAATATAAGGAAATGTATAATACAATCATGCAGGTTGCTATGGGAACATACGGCGAGGAGCAGACACCCTCAGCATGAGACATATTATGATATATGGGATGATTGGGAGCTGATAGAAGCCAGCTTCCTGTCCCAATATGGCATACGGTTGCGTACCGAAGACGAGATGTCATGGTCAGAGTTCTGTTCGTTGCTTAGTGGAATAATGCCTGAAACACCCCTTGGAAGAATTGTGGGAATCAGAGCAGAAAAGGATCCTAAGGTTATAAAGGAGTTCACTAAGGAACAGAAGAAAATCCGTAATGACTGGATATTAAGAAGAAATAGAAAATTAATGGAAGATCATGCAAATTACAATAAGTATTGGAGTGACTTCCAAAATTGGGCTAAGACCGCTTTCTCTAAGTAGAAAGTGGTCTTTTTAAATGCCGGAAAGGAGGGAGTATGTCGGATGTAGTAGGACAGATAGCTCTTGAACTTGGCATAGACAGTTCACAGATAGTTAATCAGCTTACAGGTGCTTCCAATAAGGCAGCAAAGCAGGCAACATCCATCTTTTCTGGTATGGGAAAGAAGATAGCCGGAGCTTTAAGCATTGCAGCATTTGCTAAATTTACAAAAGACTGCATAGAAGTCGGTTCAAATGTAACAGAGGTACAGAATGTCGTAGATACAGCATTTGGAGATTTGAGCCGTCAAGCGGATTTGTGGGCTTCCAATGCCATGACTAACTTCGGTCTATCTGAATTATCTGCTAAGAAGTACATGGGTGTATTTGGTCAGATGAGTAATGCTATGGGTATTACAGGACAGGCTGCACTTGATATGGCAGAAGATGTTACCGGATTAACAGGTGATGTTGCATCATTTTACAATTTGAGTACAGATGAAGCATATACAAAGCTGAAATCCATCTGGACAGGTGAAACAGAGACACTTAAGGACTTAGGTGTTGTAATGACTCAGACGAACTTAGACCAGTATGCACTTAATAATGGCTTCGGTAAGACTACAGCAAAGATGACAGAGCAGGAAAAAGTAATGCTCCGTTATCAGTATGTTACTAGCGCACTGTCCAATGCCACAGGTGACTTTGTTAAGACACAGGATTCCTGGGCGAATCAGACAAGAATACTTACATTAAGGTTTCAGCAGTTAAAGGCTAGTCTTGGTAAAGGCTTCATAGCATTGTTTACACCTATTCTGCGTGGCTTTAACAACTTGCTGGCAGGATTACAGAAGGTTGCGGATGGCTTTTTCAGCTTTGTGCAAATGCTCACAGGAGCAGATGTATCAACCTCTATGGGTTCGATAAGTTCGGATATAGCTGGTATAGGAGATGATGCATCCAGCGCAGCGGATAATGTAGGTGATATAGGAAGTGCAGCCAAGAAGACTGCTAAAGATATAGAAAAGTCGCTTGCAGGTTTTGACCAGATAAATAAGCTGACAGAGCCAACAGATGATAGTTCTGATTCAAGCGGTAGTACAGGTGGAACATCTTCAGGAATCGGAAGTGTTGACCTTGTACCAGATGTGAGTGGAAGTACATCTAATGCAACATCTGCAATTAGTGATTTTGTAAATAAGGCAAAGAAAGAATTAGATAAACTCCGCAAATGGAGTGTATCGACATTTTCTCCATCTATGTCAAGAATATGGGATGGACTTACAAAAAATACAGATACAGCCAAGAAAAACTTAACAAGTGCGTTTAATGATATAAGAGCATTAGGACCGCCGTTGTTAAATTATTTTAATGGTCCATTTACAAATTATCTTGTAACATGGGTCGATACTAATGGCAGTATATTAAATGGATTATTTGATAGCTTTAATACAGTCTTTTCGGATGTATGGAATAAAGCAGCATATCCTATACTTGCAAATTTTGTTTCTGTTGGATTACCAATGCTGACGGATTTTGCATCCCAGACACTATCTTTAAATGGAACAATATTTGATACATTTAAAGCATCTTGGAATTCTTTATGGAGCGAAGGTGTAAGTCCAGCCATTGAATCTATATCAAATGTATGGATTGGCTTGGTTAATACAATGGCAGGGGCATGGAACGAATGGGGAGAGCCGATATTTACTGGAATAAAAGCGGCTGTTAAGACTACCGGAGATGTATTCTTAGATATTTGGAATAATATGCTTCAGCCAGTCTGGGAGAATGCTTTAGATGTAATTGATAGAGTATGGAGTGAACATTTACAGCCACTGCTGGCCAATTTCTTGGATTTTGTTGGTGAGATAGTTACATGTGCTACGACAATATATAACAACTTTATTGCACCTGTAGTTGGATTTTTATCTGAACTATTAGGACCAATATTTATAGCTATATTTGATTCTATAGGGAATAAGGTTGGAGTTGTCGTTGGAACCATAGCTGATTTAATGAACGATACAATTACTGTATTTAAAGGAGTTATACAGTTTATTAAGGGTGTTTTCTCTGGTGACTGGGAAGGCGCTTGGAATGGTATAGTTACGGCTTTTGATGGCATATTTAGCGGTATTGCTGATATTGCTAAAGGGCCTATTAATATGGTAATTGGATTTATTAACGGACTGATTACAGGTGTTCAATCTGGCATAAATGCAATAGTAAGGTCTGTAAATAAGCTTAGCTTTAAAGTACCAAACTGGGTACCTGGTATAGGTGGCGAAGATTTTGGATTCCATTTACCGGAAGCCGACTTCTCCAAGATTCCATACCTTGCACAAGGTGGATATGTTAAGCCAAACACTCCACAGCTTGCCATGATTGGCGATAACAGGCATCAGGGCGAAGTTGTAGCACCTGAGGATAAATTACTTGATATGGCACAGAAGGCAGCTGCTATGGCATCCAGTGCAGAACTGCTGGCAGAAGCCATAAGTATTCTTAAACAAATACTTAAGATACTGGAGACACTGGACCTTGATATACAGCTAGATGGAAAGAGCCTAAAAAAATATGTGGTTGATAAGATTAACGAGCATACAAAGCAGACAGGAAAATGTGAGATTATAACTTAACAAGGATGTGATGAATTGATACTGAGATGTGACGGGCAGGAGCTTCCGGCTCCTGTGTCCATCAAGGTGGATGATGAGATTATATGGTCTTCTTCTACAGGACGAGCACTTGACGGAACAATGTTGGGTGATGTTGTCGCTGAAAAGAAGACCTTATCTATTAATTGGGGAATATTGAAGGAAGATGAGATGGCACTTATTAAGAACAAACTCATCGCCGGATTCTTTCCAATAACATTCCATGACGATGGACAGGATATAACAATAACAAGCTATAGAGGTACATTGAGTAAAGAGGTGCTGGGTGATATAGGGGACGGTAACTATTACTACAGAAGTGCCAGTGTATCTATAATACAACAGTAAGGAGCAGAACATGAAAAAAACAATGACTATTAAACAGATTGATAATAGTGCAACAATGCTTAAGAATTTACAGGGTTTAAGAAAGCATTGGCCTGTAAAAGTAAACTATGCGATTGCAAAGAACCTTAAGACATTGTTAGGAGAAGTAGATATTTTTGTTACACAGAGAACTGAAGTAATACAGAACAATGTGCTTAAAGATGAAAATGGGAATGCTGTCATGGATGGAGATTCTTACCAGTTCCCAGAAGGTAAAGAGCAGGAAGTTGTAAAAGAGATTGATGAGATGTACAACATGGAAACGGATGTTGATGTACATATGATTAAGATGGATGACATATCTGTATGTGATTCTGACAGCAGATACGATGGAACTACATTAGAGGATATTGCGGCCATTGAATTTATGATCGAGGATTAAGCTTATGTATAATAATGTATCAGAGCAATTTGCGACAACGATTAGATCACCATCGCGAACATTTAACTTACGATTAAAGATAAATGGTAAGTGGATTGACGCTGGCTTTAAAAAGATGAGCTATGAGACCGCTTCCACATCTGATGAGGGTATACAGATAGGTTCGGCTGTTGCAGCTAAGATAGAACTGACAGTAAAAAGAATAAATGAGTTGTTTGAAAACACAGAGATTCCTATAGAGATAGGATTGAAACTGCCAAGCGGAAAGTATGAGTATATTCCACTTGGCTTTTTTACTGCAGAACATCCAACGCTTGACCAGGCAACCACAACATTTACGGCTTACGACAGAATGATGAAGACCACAGGTGTATATGTATCTGAATTGACATATCCTGCAAGTGCAGAATCTGTTTTAAAAGAGATAAGTACTGGATGTGGCGTTCCCTGTAATATATCTGGCTTGAATGGAATAATTATTGATACTGCACCGGTAGGATATACCTATCGTGAGGTTATCGGATATATCGCTTCTTTAGCTGGAGGTTTTGCTTGCGTAGACAGAACTGGAACAATTGTTATTAAGTGGTATGAGGATAATGGCTATACGATAAATGAATCACGAATAATGACATTTGAAAAGAATGAGAGTGATTACCATTTAGATTATCTCACATGTAATGTTGACAGTAATACTTCTTTTACAGCAGGAAGTGGAACTCTGGGAATAACATTTGATAATCCACTTATGACAGAAGAAAAGCTTAATTCTGTATATAAGAAAGTAAGAGGATTTGCGTATAGAGGTGCAAGCTTAAAGACGCTTGGAGACATCCGACTGGATCCATGGGATATTGTAACTGTTGAAGAGTCAGGGGAGACTTATAAGGTTCCGGTTATGAATATAACACAGGAATATGATGGCGGTCTTGCTATGACTATTACAGCTTATGGCAAAACAGAAACTGAAACAGAGACAGATTATAAAGGACCATCTACTAAGCTTGCAGAACGAACATATGCGGAAATGATGCTTACTAAGGAACTGGTTTCTAAAAAGGTAGATGCAGAATGGGTTAAGGCTAATACGGTAACTGCAGAGACTATTGTGTCTGTAAACAATGAGCTGCAGTATATTAAGAATAATTACCTTAAATCTAATGAGGCAGACATAAAGTTTGCAACAATAGAAGAGGAAAAGGTAATAAAATCTGACATAGAGCAGCTTAATGTTAAATATGAGAAAGTAGGCATATTAGATGGTGATGTTGCTGGTATTAAAACATTAATGTTTGGCTCTTCCACTGGCGAAAGCATTACTACAGATTTTGCAAATAGTGTTGTGAGCATGATAGGTACAGCACAGATTAAGGACTCTATGATAGCATCCTTAGATGCAAAGAAGATAAAGGCTCTGGATGTTGACACAACAGATGTAAAGGTACACAGCAAAGATGGCAAATCACAGTGGACTGATAACACCATTCAGATCAGTGATAGCACAAGACTTCGCGTTCAAATCGGAAAAGATGCATCAGGTGACTATAACATGTATGTGTGGGATTCAAAAGGCAGCTTGATGTTTGACGCGTTAGGACTTACAGAACAAGGTGTACAGCGTGAAATTATCCGTAATGATATGGTAAAAGAGGACGCAAATATATCTGCTGGAAAACTGGATATAGCAAGCCTTTTTAATGTTATTAACAATGATGGCACACATACACTTAAGAGCAACAAGATATATCTGGATGATGCAGCACAGACACTTAATGTTCTTCTGCAGGATATAAAAACCGGTTCTGGAAAGGATTATTCTGAATGGGGAAGCTTATTAAAGCAGTCTGATGATTTTATAACACAGAAGCTTTGGTGGACTGAGAACATAGACGGAACCAGCGTTAAGGAAAAGTTTTCTAATGTAAACCAGACATTGAAGGAATACAGCGTGAGCCTATCTAATATGGCCAAGTATGACGATGAAATATACCTGATATCTTATGTGCCAACAAAGGATAATTATCCGGCTTGGGATTGGGGTGTTCCTGTGTATCCGGCTGATACACAGTTTCCACGCGAAGAAACATGGCAGTACAACGATAC